CATCCCATTCCCTACCATCATACGACATTTTTTTAAGTTCATCATGAGATTCCTTATCATCTGTTAAAATCATTCCACCTCTACCAAGACTTAAATGTTTTTGATATTGAAAACTCAAACACATAAAGGTATTTGGAATGTAACTATTCTTTTTCCATAGTACAGCAGCATCTATGATATTCGTACCACCTAATTGATAATAGTCTTTCCATTCTCTTTCTTCCCACTCAAACTCAATCCCTATCTTCTCTGCTAAATTTGGAATCGATGGATAAGTGTTTGGTGGTACTGTAAATTTCTTTATTTCCTTGTATCTCAAACACAATTCTATTGCATGTGTACAACAATCCACAGCTACAGCATATGGTGAACCATAAAACTCTGCTATTTTATCTTCAAAATCATCTATTACTTTAAAACTCATACCCTAACACCCTTGCTCTATCTATAATCTTAGAACCATCTATTTTTTTAACTAACTTTGCTGGATTTCCTTTATACACACCCCATTCTTCTGTATCTCCCATTAAAACAGAACCAACTGCTAATAAAACTCCCATTCTCAATCTTGCACCACACAATACAACAGAATTAGTTCCAATGTTAGAAAATGGCTCCATTATAACAGGACCAAATATCTCGTTACCTCGTAATTCTTCAGGAATTAATGCTCCATGTAACCCCGAACCATCAAACTTATTAGAACCACACACAATTCTTGACCCTGCCATTATATTATTAAAACCTTTTGCTACAAACAATCCTTTTGGGTTTCCGATACAAGTTACATATGGACTTATGTGTACATAATCTCCTATTTCCACACGAGTGGTACAGTAAAATCCCTTATCTATTGCAACTCTATTTCCTAAAGTAACTAAACCAGAATGTTTTATATAAACATCGTCCGCGATGATAACATCACTACCCTTATTCATCATACATCACCTTATCATTTTCTATTCCCTTGTATGGTCCCGTTTTATATTCATAAACTAATGTATCGTCTTCTAAAATCAAGTATGTGTGGCCACCACCTAAAGTTACAGAACAATCTCCACACCTCAGTATTGGTTTTTGTAATAAAGTTGCATCTGTATCATAAAGATGACATTCAACACTACCTTTAATAACCACCCAAGATTCTTGTGCTATAGTTCTCTTTTCACCATCTTTCCAAATGTGTTGATGTGGTTTAAAAGTATGGCCATGTTGCATATTTAATGCAGATAACTGAATGAATTCCTTTTCTCCTACTATATCTAATCGGTGTCCTTTTATATCATAAAAGTCTCTCTCCCTATATATAATGTGTAATAATCTATCAGGGTTTAATTTTGAATATATTAAATCCATTTATACGACTCCATAACTACAAATAACTCCTTCATAATCCTTTAAAATTAATCCAGGTCTACAATCACTACCCTTTCCTTCTCCAAGATATTGAACTAATTTAAAAAGACTATTTGCTTTAATCACATCTTGTATCGCTTCTTTTACACCAGTAGTTGGGTGCCCATAATCATCAAAAATCAAATACTGTTTAGAGTCTCCAAAAGTTATACAATTTTGAATATCAGAAATTACTGAATCATATTCATGATTACAATCTATAAAACTTACTTCATATTTTGGTAAGTTTAAATCATCCCATGATTCTCTATACACATCCTTTTCGTGATAAATGATATTATCTCTATCCTTATTTAACTCTTTTGCCATCCTTAGATTTGGTTCTTCATGCCAATCTAAAGTTACAACTTGTTTAAATAAATAACTTAAAATCCTCGTGGTGTGTCCATGATTAGTTCCAACTTCCAAAATAGTATATTCCTCACACTCTGTATTTTCAAATGCCTCTACCAAATCCTGTTTAAATTTTAAAGAAGTTGTATCTTTGTATTGTCGTTTATCTGGGATGTCTCTCCACATCTCTCTTTTACCTTCAGTTGAAATCATAACTAATACACCTTTATATTTTCATTACATTTACTAAAAAACCATGCCACTTCAGAATAAGTACTGATTCTACACAATATCATTTCAATTCCTTGTGATAATAAAATCATATCTAAAAAATCATTAGAGTAATCACTTTCAAATGGTTTCTCATATACATCTGTATAATGAATAAATTTCTTTGTTGGACAACTACTCTTTAAAGTTTCTATTTCCAATCTATTATCACTTGAAATGTAAATAACATCTTCATTTAATTGTTTAACATACTCAATAAATTGATTTCTCTGTACTTCATCCCAATACTTGTGTCGTGCTTGAGCTCTTGGTTTTACATCTCCATCTCTATTTGCACCATTCTTAACAAAACCATCTGCATTGTATGACCTTAAATGTACTGATGAGAATTTATTATATTCTTTTTTAAATTCATCTACACAATATTGTATTCCTGGATGTATCGTTAAATAATCTTCAAATATTTTTAAAATTTTATCTCTATAAGTTTTGGGTATTCTTAAATATTCACAATCTACATTTCTCCCATCTTCATTAAATGACCAATGTGAATATGGGTCATGCCATGTAAATCCTTGTCCAACTATTTCATCACCTGTAGTATGTATATTAAATTCTTTTGGTATTTCCTTATCTTCTGGAAAAACTACGAATCTCCAAGTATTACAATCCTTTCCATTTCTATTACCATTATGATATAACTCTTGATTTTCAAACAAATCATTAAAATAACCTAAATCTGTTTGTGAATCTGAATGTAATCTTTTAGCAGAAACTAACTTCTTTATTTGATTACCAACTCCACCACCACCTGTTGCTATATATTTCTCACTCATTACAGGTTAGTCTAAAAGATTCTTAAAGTATGTTTCATATTGCAATTTGTTTTTCTCTATATTCTCTACAGTACCTTGAGTTTCCCATCTACCAAAAACTCCGCCCTTTAAATGTAATATATAGTTCTCATCTAATTCTATTTGATGACCTATTTCTTTTTGTCCTTGTGTTATAATAAAATTATATTTTGATGTTGCATCAAAAATAGTTAATGGAATTCCTAACGCTCCGTTATTAATTTGTTCTTTTAAATCATTACACACACATAACCAATCTTGATCTACCCACCAATCTAAATTATTTAAGTCTCTATTATATGTATGATTCTTTCTAAAATTAACATAAGGTTCCCAACTTGGATTATTTAGATTAGAGATATAATGTTCCATAAACTGGTTACTCTTTTCATTTACTTTAATTCCCCAGACGCCACCATTTGCTTTATATTCATATGAGTAATGTCTTGTAGTATACATAAAATCAAAATCATTATCAAACACATCAAAGGGATTTTTTAAGAAGATTAAATCTGAATCAAAACACATAATATTATCTCCTGTATCTAATTTACTCATTAAATCTTTAACCTTTTCTACCTTGCATGTCATTCTTCTATCTTCCCAATCACTCATAGGAAACTCAACAACATTTACTCCCCTATCTTTTAATAATTCTTGATTATCAAGATTTGGTGTATAAACATATATTTCACAATCAGATTGTTTCTTTAAACTTCTAATACATACATCAAACATATCATTTTCATAATACACACCATGATAAATAAAATAAGCTACATTCATTTATCTCTCCAAAAAGACCATCTCCACATACTATCAAAATAACATTCATGAGTCTTATTTAACTCTTCACATATACTATCATACCTTTTCTCTGAATCTTCTACATCTTTATGAAATTGAATTTGTAATCTCTCTACTCTATTAATTGTACCAGTATCACACATTCTATCGAGTATATCATATTCAGCTCCCTCAATATTCATCTTTAATAAATGTACCACATCAAATTTTTCTAACACCTCATTAATATCAATAGTATTAACTTCTTGTAATCCCTTATCTTTATTTTCTAAATCATCCAAATAATAATTATCAGTAGAATGTACTCGTTTATATTCCGCTAAATCTTCAAGAGTACTTCCTTCATCACAAACATGAATCATATCTGTTCCTGTTTTACAGGAAACCGCTAACTTATAAGGAATTACATTCCAATAAGCATCTTTTAAATAATTGTTATAATACTCTTCAACAGCCTCATAAGCATGTACATTACAATCATACATATTACCTATTCGATGAGCCCACAACCCAGCATAAGCCCCCAAATCTATAACTACACTATTTTCATTTAAATTATCATATTGATATCTTTTTTCTTCTAATGAAGAATTCCAATGTCCTGTATCTTTCATATCATTTTAACCCCTTTGTAGTTAATGCACTATATTCCAATTATATCACCGTATAGTTTATTTTGTTCTTCTTGTTTCGATATAGTTTTGACATGATACAAACTCAATTCTTCATTTGGTGGTAGATGTGCATAGGTTTTACATCCATCTATTTGTTCATGTACTTTTCTTCTCCACCTAATATCTGGTGAATTTCTAAATACTCTTGATTGGAAATCAGGATAATTAATCCATCCTTGTTCTGTAGATTTCCATCCCCAATATTTCATATGTTCTTGTGTGATTCCTTCAACGATATTCACTCTTGGTACATATATTAAATCAACTCCATCATTCATTTCTAATATTTCTTTTAGCTGTAAGAGTAATGCTTCGTGTGGCTGCTCATCCGCATCGATATGAAATATATAATCTCCCGTAGAGTTTTCTATAACCGAATTCTTTTGAGCCGAAAAATCACCATCAAGTTTTCTCTGATACACTTTGATAGTTTTCATATCTTCGTGTCCATATTGTTGAACCCATGATTGAATTACAAATTGAGTTTCTTCATCTGAATAATCATCACATATAACTATCTCATCTTCAGGATCAGTTTTGTGTATTAATATTTCTAATAACTTATTGAGTTCATCGGCCTCATTATGTACAGTTATTCCATAACTTATTTTCATAATTCAAATAACTTCTCGTATTGTTTCATTATCTCTTCACTAAATTTATCTACAGTATCTTTTGGTATTCTCAAATAATCCATTTCTAAATAAACTCTTCTCTTTCTACATTCTCGTCTACTATATGTTCTAAAAAATTTATACCAAGGTCTTAATCTACCAGTCAATTTAATTGTTCCAGCCTTACTCAACCTATCTGGTAAATCTCCAGCAACTGCACCCTCTTCAAACTCTAATCCACCAACTCTTTTGAATAACATCTCTAACTTAGTCTCAGTAATTGGTCTTGTAATTTGTGTATCTAATTGAATACCAACTACAAATCTTTTAATTCTTTTTGTAGTTTTCTTTCTATATCTCATATCAGGATTAATTATCAATACAGTTCTCTTGTATGATTTATTTGACCCCTCACTTTTATATCCAAAAGTTACAATCTGTCCTGGTTCAACTGCATGCCAAGCTGTATTTCTAAGAGCCATTACTTATATCCTTTACTATTCCCATTTTTTGACAACACTCTAAGAATTCATATTGTCCAAATGTTTTTGAATTATCTACATCTAACATCTTATCATGTCCTTTATACTTTTCATCCTTTTGTTCTTCTTTCGTTAACTTACGAACTTGAGCTAATTTATAGTTCCAATTAGTTTGAGTTCCCTCTGGATATATCATACCCAACTCTCCCATATTAACTATAGATGGAAACCACATTATCTCTCTATCTTCATCATAAAAACAAACATCATTCATTAATTGTGTTGCTCCTAATTGTGCCGTTTTCAATTCATTACTTTCATATTTAAATGTAGTATTAGAATTATATCCACACCTAAAACACATAAAAGAACTAAATTCTTTTTGCATCTCTTCGAAACAATGGTCTGTATCAAAACATACTGGACAATCTATTACCTTTTCCATATTACTTTGTTACCTTCTTTAAAGCTGGTAATTTCAATTTACCCTTTACTGGTTCCCCTTTTACTGGAGTACCTTCAATCTTTTGTAATTTGGGTAATTTTAATTCAACTTGTTTTGGAACTGATTCTATCAATGGTGTTATTATTTTATCTAACTTTTCCTTCATCTTCTCATAACTAAATAGTGATTTAGTATAAACTTGTAGTTGTTTAGACTTAACTAAATATTTAATATAGTTTTTCACAACATCTTTCATTATCTGTGAAGCATGTTGGTAATTAACTTGAAACCATTGTGAACCTTCAAAATATATTTCTTTAGGAAATGAGTTTTTAGGTACTTTAGCTAAACTACCACTCAATAGTACTGAATAATTTGGATTCAAGAAATCTTGTTGTCCACTCCAACCTGGAGCAATAACAGGTTTTCCACTTTGAGCTGCCTCTAATAATGGTCTACCAAATCCCTCTCCGTGTGTGAAAGAAATATGAGCCTTAACCTTTGGATGATTATACATTTCATTCATTTCCTCATCTGTTAAATCTCCGTGTATTAAATATACTGGAGGTAATATTCCTTTAATATCTTTTTTAATAGTTTTTATTTTTGTTAAAATTTCTTCTCTATCTATAATTGAAAATGTAGCACCACTTGTTTTCAAAATAAGTCCTGGTGGTTTCTTTTGATTCTTGAATGTCTCACAAAAAACTTTAACCATCATACCTAAATCTTTTCTATCTTCTCCAAGATTTCCACTCAACCAATGTCCTGTTGATAAAAAATTCCAATCATTATCAATGGAATCAAATGTTTCTTTAACCACCTCATTTATTTCATTCGTTGGTCTATAAACATTAGTATCAACTCCTTCAAATAAAGTTTCCATTGGTTTAGTTACTTTAAGAAGTGAGCCTTTATTTCCTTGTTTATCTTGAGATTCAAATTCTGCTTGATCAAATCCTTGTTTAGAAAATTCTGAAGTAAGGATATTTAAATCCATTCTATTCATACCTTCAATCCACTTTGGGGGCGGTATAGTTGTTTCAATACCCGCAGTCATACCAATATTCTTTTTACCTAATGGTTGAAATTCATTTGGTACTACAATATGAATATGTAATTCTGGTTGTTTTGGTAAACTTGGTTCAGTTAACATACACTCTTTTATTTTATCATGTATTGGATTACCATCTTCTAATGCATTCATTGGTGTATTCCCCCAACGAACTGGATTTACCTTAACTTCGTATTTATCTAAATCAAGTAAAGCACTGACAATATCTCGGGAGTGATTTCCGTATCCACTACGAGTTTTTACTGGTGCTGTAACTAAAACTAATGGTTTACTCATTTATTCCTTCTCCGTTTCTGAATCATCTCTTTGGTTATCTCATGATATGGAACTTCATAAATACCTTCCATCATTCTTTTATGTTTATCTCTATTGAGCATCGCAAGATATGAGTTTGTAGGTTTCTTCCTACGATTACTTAATTTACTTCGTAAAAGTTTTTTAAATTTTTTCTTAGTATTACTTTTCGTTATTCGCACTTGTTACTCCCAAATTCTAGCTAATCTACGAATGAAACCAAGTGTGGCTCCGAATCCAAATGCTATTGCGGCTACTTGGAAATTTTCCATATATAGTGCCATAGCAGATAACATATATGTAGCAAATCTTGCTACACCATATAGTGAAAAATTACCACTTGCTTCTACAAATTGTTGTCTTGTCATTATTTACCTCTTTTTTTAGGGAATGCTGGTGATAAAAGTTTTTTAAATCCTCTTGAAACTCTTGTCCAAAATTGATCTTCTTTACCTCTAAAATTACCGATAATATTACCATCTTTGGTTCTTTTTACAGTAGTTGTTAGTGATTTTCTTGTTTTTGTTTTTGTTGTTTTTTTCGGCATTTTATTTCTCCTATACCTTGTATGTATTTACTCTTTTTCTTGGTGTCCAGTTTTTCCATGCTGTTTCCATGTGGTCTATGAAATTCTTACTCATCCAACGAACACTCTGCATTGAATCATCACTCTTTACAAAATAATGTCCTTTAGTACCACATCTTTTTCTTGGGTCTTTACCCATTTCATACCATTCTTTTATAGCATTTCCTGCATCTACCCAATCACATCTATCATCAAAGATATATGGTGTTGGTACTGAACCCATTAGTGAACGAGTCTTTGGCCATACTGGCTTCACCCATTCTCCCCAAGTTAATTCTTCATTGTGTTCCCACTTTCTCCAATCGTGTAGTGATTTAATTTCTTTATAATCTTCAGCAGTTAGAAACTTATCCTTTACTTTAAATCCACATTGGTCTTGCATCCCTCCTGTAACATTTACTACAATTGGTGTTCCACACATTAATGATTCACAAGTACCTAATCCAAATCCTTCATTGGATGCAAGATTCATTGTTACATCTGATATATTATATAAAAAATTCATTTGTTTATTATCAAGTTTTTGGTGCGAAAATACCACTTGACATTCTGGAGCTAAAGCCTCAACAAGTGCTGGAATATCTGTTCCATTATCATCAACTGGTTGAGTATGCATTACATAAGCAACTCTACTTTGTTTCTCTTTTGGTAAAGTATTTACAAATTCTTTAAATGCCAAAATAGAATCACCAACCATCTTTCTTCGTATATTCCTATTCACATATAATAAAATAAAATCAATTGGTCTATTACCTACTAATTCCTGTTTAAACTTTTTCATTTCTAACAATTCTTTGTTATCTGTAATGGGATAAAAAATTTCTTCATTAGCCCCATGTGGTGAATAAGTGGAATCCCAATCTGTTCGTGGTTTTCTTGTACAAACATCATTTACAATAGCAACAGTTTGTTTTGAAATATTCATAATCAAATCAGAACTCTCATAATAATTTTGATTATATTTTGGAGCTGGCCAATCATCCCAAATGTTATAATAAAAAATAGGAATATTTTGTCTAATTTCGTGTTCCATTTGATATAACCATTGCCAAAATCTTGGGTCTGTATAGTGTAGGATTGCATCAGGTTTTTCTGTTTTGATTAAATGTCGAATCATATCAGGATTACCATATCCACTTGTTGGGAATATTTTTAATGATGCATCATAAATTCCTGTTTCTTCTCTAATTGATTCATTCAAATCAAATACTTTACCTTCTTCAGGATGTTTGATTGCTCCACCAACTTGTACCCAATCGTATTTATCAATTGTTGAGAGGACAAATTCTCTTGACATCGTACCAACCCCACTTGACATACGAAGATCATCTGATAGTAATAAAATCTTTTTCTTTTTTCTTGATTTTTTTATAGATTTTAATTTTGGTAATTTTAGTTCTGACATTTATAACCTTTATTGTTTTTATTTAAAATTTACTTCCGCTTTGATGAAGATTATCGTGTTCGAGAATTTTCTTTCTCAACTCCCCATCATAAACAAATAAATCAAGAGTCCTATTCACTAATTTTTGTAATGAAAATTCACTCTCAATTGTTTCGTTTTTAAATTTCTTGTATAACTCCGATATAACTTTAACCGAAGTTAGTTTTATTTCACTCATATTTTAACTCCATCTTGTATATATGTATATATAATAATAAATATAACCTTAATCAATAATAATGTACTTTTTTAATAACTTTTTTGCGTGTCCAATTGTATCCATTGTTCCTTTAGAGACAACACCATTGGGTATAAATGCTACAACTTTATCACTATATTCTGCTATTTCTTTATTTCTTTTAAAGTAATTCCATACTGCATATGGTTTACCATAATTGAAACTCTCTTTAACACAATGTATATTGTGTGTATAATGTTGTGGTGGAAATTCTACATATTTCATATCAAACTCTAATGCATATTTCTTAGCCAATCCATCAGCTCCATCCTTTTGGCCACCACTAACTATCTCTAATTCATCTCCAAACTTTTCTTTAAGTTTAAAAATAAAATCTTTTATCTTTTTTGTATTTGTATAACCTCGACTACCGACTATTGCTATCTTAATAATCATTCCTCTTTTGTTTCCGTTTTGGCGGTTTTTCTGATACTGTGAAATCCCATGTTGATTTAAAACTATCTAATCCTTCGAGTACACCATCCGCCCCATTTGTATATCTGTAAGCAAATCTTGTATACTGTGCCGTGTTGGCAATCGCTATTTGTTTTGGTATAACATCATACCAAATAAAATCTCTAAACAAATCAAAATATTGTGGACGAACTATAGTTTTAAAATTATTATGTGGTATTCTATCCCACTTCTTAACAAACCCAGCCACATCAACTTTATCTCTCGTTTGGTCGAACCAAAAATATAATTTCATATTATTAACTTCATTACCATATTCGGTTATTTTTTCTATAACCTCATCTTCTTTATCTGTACCTATAAAATCTGTTAAATACACTCTTAATGTTGGATTAATCATATCCGTTTCCTATCACATATATCTGGTTTAGTTTTAAACTCACACCACTTACAATTCTTTGTTGATGGTTCTTTACGATATTCTTTTATATAGTGATTTCCATCATCATCAAAACAATCACTAATAAACTCATCTAATCTTCCTATAACCCTATTGATACTTGGTTTACCATTTGCTGGTGTAAAAACCTGTATTCTCTTTTGTGGGAAATCCATATTTTCATATAATTTTCTCTTCAGTATTAAATATTCAATATCTATTTTATCCATCGGAATATCATTCTGTTTAGAAAAGAATTGTTTATATAATAATAACTGATTGGTTTTATTCTTATCCATCTTCTGATACTTATTCCAACCCATTGTGGCAGTTTTAATATCAATAATCTTTATACGGCCTGTTACCTTATTGTGTATAACCACATCCATATACCCATTAAAATTCATATTGTTGGGTAAATCATACTCTACACTCATTTCAACCCCAACTAACTCGGTATTCTTCTTTGGAAAATAACCACTCTTTCGTTTCTTAAATTCATTTATCATATAAACACCATCTTGATAAAACTCTTTCATTTCTTGTAGTGTTATTGATAACTCATCTTTTGAATCTGATTTAGCGGTTTTGTAATTTTCTTCCATGCGATATTTTAAAATATCTTCTAATGGTAATGCATCTGCTTCTTTAATTGTTCGGCCATAATAACAAACTAAATAGGCTTGAATCACTTCATGTACCGAAGTACCGAAGATAGTATAGATATTATCAGTAAATGTACCAAGTTTATCTATATAATTGGATTTCCACATATGAGGGCATTTATCCCATTGTGAAAATTGACTATAACTAACTCTACCCATCTACTACGGCTCTACCTTTCATATCTTCCCAATCTCTATTCTTTCTTACTTTATCATTTGTGTCTATAACTGCCTCTAATACTTCTGGTTTAATTACCTCATTAAAGTAATACATTACGGCCGCGTCAATATCCATTAACCCAATTGAAATTGGTTTTACTTTATCATCTCTACGAGTTGTATCGTATCCTCTGTTAAAATTTTTTCTCGTTGATAATATTTTTTCTTTTCTTGGTAAAGTCTTACTTCGTTCCATTAAATACTTCTCACTTCTTCAATGTTAAGATTACTTCGTCTTAACAAGTTAGCACTACATATGACTGAATGAATGTGTTGAAACTAATCTCACCCAATGTATTTGTTGAGTTAATTGTGTCCTTTTCAGTATCTCCACCCATTAACATATAGAAAGTCATACTTCAATTCCCAACCTGTTTAAATCTTCTTTTAATAAAATGTCTAATTTTATATTTGGATTACACTTTCGTATCGCTTTAAACTTATCTTTACTGATTGAATAATGGTAGTCATTTTTCACATCAACATATCTATCTTCTGTAATTAAATAAAAGTCTGGTAAATAACTATGTTTGTTTCCGTTCATTGTATATGGAATTGTTCCCCTATGAGCTTTAAATGGAATATTATTCTTGTCTAAATACTCTACATATTTTAGTTCCCAAGTTCCTTGACATTTTACAATTCTACCAGATTTAGTTTCATAATCCCACCATTTAGATTGTCCGACATTTACACCGTCCATTTTACCTTCTCTCCAAGCTCTCCTTGTTCCTTCTGAATATTTCTTACGAAGTTCTTCACCACCACCATTTTTAAATATTTCTGTTCGTGTCTTACTCATTTTCAATCTTGCTTCAAGTTGTTTCATACCATTTTTCATACCGACATTAATTTTACCTTTTGTCTTTTTACTCAGTTTCCTAAATTGGTCACTCCACATCTTATCTGCTGTTTCTTGTCCATACTTTTCAATCCAAACATCTTTTACTGAACGGCCATACATTGGATTACTCTTACCAACCAAAGAAGGTCTATTTTTTCTTGCTGAACAAGGTCTGCATAATTTATCATACTTAACACCATCTAAATATGTGTATTTATCCAAGTGTTTTACCACTTCTTTACATTTAGGACAAGTTCTATTATATGTTTTTCTTTTCATTTGGTTTCCAAGTTAAATGTTTTCCTATATTAATAAGTATCTGAAACTAAAATTATTCATCATCAGGATTAACAACAGCTCTACCTACTAATTGTTCCCAATCTCTTTCTGGTCTTACTTCTAAATTAGTTTTCCACATAACCGAGTCCTACAATACCTATATTTACTTCCCCCACTTGTCTCTTCCCACTATAGTTGCCATAATACCATAGTTACTAACATCGAGATAGGCATCTTCAACAGGTTCGTCTTTTACAGCTGACTTTCTGTTATTCAACAGTAATGTTTTAACTCGTTGTATTTTGTCATTCATCCTGAAAAAAAGACCGATTAGGGATAATCTTACTTCTTC